GCACTTTTATTTGATTGATTGAGCGGCAGTGACATATTTGCCATATTTTTCGTGGAACTCATCAAAACACTTGACCTTATCAGGATCAATAGGTAATTGATACTGCGTTAGAGCAAGTTTGATACCCATTACAACAAGTTCGGTATCAAAATTGTCCATCATAAATCTAAGAAACTTATTGACCTTGTCGTCAAATTTCTTATCTTTCTTATCACAAGCGTCTTTTAGTTCATAACACAATGAAACCGTAAGTGAGTACATAGCACTAATTTCCTTAGATTTCAATGTGTCTACTTTACCATCTAAAATCTCTGATGGATTAGGCAACTTACTTGCCACTTTTCTGTGAGCCATGAACTTAACTGCTAGTCCTTCGCCCACTGCACCACTAACCATGTCAGTAGTTGTGCTTTCGTCCAATTCATCTGTCAGCAACTGACTAACAAATGACCAGGATCTCGGAGTTGCAAAAGAACGACTCGGCGACTTTGGATCAAAGTCATATAAGTCCTTTTTGCTGAAAGTCAAATATCCTAAAACATCTTTATGGATGCTTTTGTCGACCGCCCATTCAAACCAGTCATCAAATTCAACTTTCATCTCCAAGTGAATGAATCTATTTGCCAACGGAGCAGGCATTCTGTAAGTTACACCTTTGTCTGCCTCTCTATTACCTGCCGCAATAATAACAACATTGTCAGGTAGGCTGTATGTACCAACTTTTCTGTTTAAGATTAATTGATATGCCGCCGCTTGTACACTAGGTGCCGCGGAATTCATTTCATCTAAAAACAAAATAATACACTTATGTTTTTTTGCTAATTTCTCATCTGGAAGTTCCGATGGTTGAGCCCAATCCATTGTATTCTCTTTTGAATTGAAATAAGGGATACCTTTAATATCTGTAGGCTCCCATAAACTTAACCTAATATCAATAACATGAGCATCCATGTTATCACCAATTTGGTGTATAATTTCCGATTTACCAATACCTGGGCCTCCCCATAAAAATATTGGTCTTTTAATTTTTAGTGCGTGTAAGATACTAGCCTTTGCCTTGTTTGGGCTAACTTGTCTAGTTCCTATTGTTTCTTGTGCTTTTGGCATATGTTTGTACTCCTATATTAACTTGTTGTATAGTATTATAATATATTCTAGTACCAAAAAAGTCAACCACAAAGATTGGTTAAAAACGTCAAGGTTTATGCGGGTAATTTGACCTGTGGATAATTATTCTGTAGATTCTAGTCTAGATATTGCTTTATTCAGACCATATTTTCTAATATCTCCAGAAAATAGCATTAATTCCATTGCTTTTCTTTCATTGGTTACAACTATACCGTCTTCTGCAAGAAAATATGGACAATTAATATATTTGTCTAAAAATATAATCACCTGAGTAGTGAGAGTGAAATCCATAGGAAATGGAACTTCGTAAACTTTTATTTCTAATTTTTCTGTGATAAATTCAAAGCCTGCTTCTGTCAATCTTAGTCCACCAGATCTTCTAGTATTTTTCCACCAAACAGGCATATATTCTTTCATAGTATTTTCGCCAACAGAAATGTTTGCCTGTTTTAGGAATATTTTAGTGTAGGCTTCTTTGGATATCATTTTTCACTGACAGTTTCACCCTGGGTCAATTTGACCACCGTGAATTCTTCAGTGTTGAACATAGTGTTCAATTTTTTTGCTAGATTGAATGCGTGTCCAGGATTTGAAAAAGAGACCTTTTTGTATTTTGGTCCTGGATAATTGTTCAATAAATTAGATGACTTCAAATTGAAGGGTTTGTTTTTGTAGAAAACTGCCCAAATGGCTTCCGCCGCCAAAACTTGCTCAGATTTGTAGTCGCTTTTGTTGACGTTTTCTAATAGTATCGTGGGTTTAGGTCTACTCATAATATAACATATTTATCCAATTTTGATGTATATTATTAGTAGTTAATGGTTTACAGGCTTCCGCCGTCTACTTTCACTTCTATTTCTTGGTCTGAATCGCCTTTTGCAATTAATGACTCATAGTCACCAGCCAGTCTAGCCAGCACTGTGGCAAGTGCATATGACACTTCTTTAGCACTTGCAATATCTAAAGTAACCTGTTTTTGCTGTGACTGATCAGCATTTTTAATCTGCTGAAGAAGTCTTTCAATGGATGCTGTATTAATAGGAGTTCTTGTTTGCATTTGCTAACTCCTGTTTCATTTCTAATTGTGTTCTAAAAGGTCCTTTAAATGGGTATCTATCTAGTGTAAGCATTTTAGGGCAAAAACTTCTAACCCATCCTTTTTCAAATTTTATAATATAATATCCTGCACAATATAAACTTTTAGATTTTTTACTTTTGGTAAACAAAGGCAGTTTCTTTTGCACATCAAATATTTGGTTGAATGCTTTGAACTTGCTTGGGTAATCATATACACTTACTTCTTTTATAGTTTGAGTTGGTTCAGCAGTTTGCTCTAGTGTAGAGCCCCACATCCAACTACCATTAAACTTGTTTTGTAATTGCCTTTGATTGTCAAATATCATTGTGCCTGTATCACAACTAAACATATATCTTCGATCTTCTTGTTTACATATTGTTCCAAGTTTTCTACCGTCTTCTTCTAGTATCCAAAAACGACCATCTAATATTGGTTTAGCAAAATACTTTGTAACCATGTTATTCTCCTTTTTTGTATCGTGCATTCAAAGGCTCTGCATATGATTCTGGTGAATCTGCAATTCTTTGCATATCCCATTTTGCACAAAATTTAATTAATTTCAAACCTACTTGTTCTATTTCTTTTTGTTTTGCTTTAGAAACAGTTTCTTTAATCTTATCTTTGATATCATCAGGCTGTGCAGACAAATCACATAGTTGTACATTTCTATTGTAATCATCGAGTACTCTATGCTCATTGCCTTCATGATCTACCCATCTTTGTAACATTAAATTGTTCCAGTTGTATCCTTTTGATTCTCTATCTGCGAAGGCTTCTTGTAAGCCAACTTTCTTTTTAGTGCCTTTTGTTCTCACACCAGGATAAGCAGAAAACACATTATCTGAACTGTCACCTCTCATACATTTTTCAAATAGTAACCACTGCGGATTAGGAGCAGGCTTTTCTTCTTTTGTTTTTTTATCTATAACACGTTTGCCTTTTTCATCAAAGTAGCCTTCATGTGTAGTTGTAACGTCTTGAATGCCATTGTATTGTTTTACATTAGGTGCAATTAATTGTGCAAAGTCGCCATCTGTTGACACTATCACGTGATTGTCATCAGGGTGTGCTTGTATCCAACCAGCAATTAAATCATCTGCTTCTAATTGTTCATGTCTTAATACTGTGCAATTAGTTTTTTGATCAATAAAGTCTCTGAAATTATCAAATGTTTCCCAAAATACTTCATCTTCTTCAACTTCAGTTTCTGTTCTTACTGCTCTTGCATCTGATCTATTTCTTTTGTAAGGTGCATAATGATCTTTACGCCAACTTCTTCCTTCCAAACAAAATACAACATGACTGCCATCAAAATCTCTCCAAACTTTACGTATTGAATTAAAAGTAATGTGCAGAGCCATACCTATTTTTTCATTAAGATCTCCACGAATCACGTGTCTTGCTCTAAAAAATGTATTTGCAGTATCAACTAAAATGTATGTCATGCGTTAAACTCCACTGCGTTTGTGCGGTCTCCTTCATAAAAATTTGTATCAAACAAATCAAAAGCCATGCTTACTCTTACACTGTCCACTTTGTGTTGATCTGCTTGATGGAATATGTAACTGGGAAACAATGTAAGTCCTCCAGCAATATTTTTTGTTTCGTATACCATTCTTGGATTAACAGGATTATGATATACAGTCTGTGTTGCGTAGTCTTCAAAATGCAAATTACCACTCAAATAAGAAAAATGTTTCGCTCCATGATTGTGTATAGTGATAGGTTGGCCTTGTCTAACTACATTTGCCCAACAAAACATAATGCACTTTCTTGGTTGCGTTTTATATTCATTCATAAAATTTTTGTATGACTCTTGTAGCCAATTGAACATATTTTTAAAAACGTTCACTTCCTCAGTAACTTTAAATAAGTTAAAACTGTTGTATTGTGCTGTAAGGCTATCTTTACCCAAACCAGTACCCCCATCATCTTTTGATTTGTGTTTGTTAGAATCAATAATACTTTTTTCGTTGTCTATTATCCACTGTCTCATTGTACCAAGTTCTTCTTTGTTTCCAAATTGATCGAACCATAATGGAAAATTCCACACAGGAGCAAACTCAGTCATTGGATGCATACTTTTGTGGATTTGTAACATATTAATATTTCCTAACAATATGCTTTCTTAATGCTCTTGTTAATTCTTCAATTTTATCTATAATGCTGATCAAACCAGGATCTGTAATATATTTGCCAGCCTCTTTTGCTTCATCTCTCAATGCATCATATTCTCTAATTGATATTCTGACCATAGGACTTAAATCTGTACTATGTTCATTCTCGTAAGTTAAATCTTGATCGTGAGTATCTCTACCATGCTCTGAATGTTTATCTATATCTTCTTTTGACATTGTTTCTCCTTAACTAATTTCTGACTTGTCGTCACTTAAATTTTTTGTATTGATGTAGCCTGCACCTCTACTTGGATCTTGTCCTTGTTCTGCAAGAATATTTCTAGCAATAGTTTTAAACCAAGAGTCAACAATCTGTTCGTTGCTTTCACCTTTATATCCTGCGTCTACCAATTGTTCAATAAATTCATTGTTCCAATCGAGTTCAAAAAATCCATTTTTAATATTGTCTTTATTAATGTGCGTGTTCAAAACAGCCACCCAAGGTTTTCCATCTTTAGTTGCTTTTTCTTTTTCAGCCATCAGTGCTTCTATTTTAGGATCTTTCACTTCAGTTTTTACATCTTTCTTTTTAACGAAAGCGTCTTTTACCTTTTTGATTATATCCATTTGTTTACCTCCGAATTATTATTATACCTTATTTTTTCCAATTAGTCTACCGTTATGTTCCAATTGCATTACCAAATAGATACACATGAACTCTTGCCGCCACATTGTATCCTTTTTTGAATGCCTTTTCAGCCACCTGTCCAGCAGTTGCAACTTGCTCTTCTTCTCTAGCACCTGTGGGCATTATCCAAACGGGCCATTGCACACCTGCTTTTCGAAACTTTTCAACTGTCATTTCCATTTCGTCCCATTCTCTATCTGCGGCACCTACCACAAATTTAAGTTGTCCTCTATCAGAACATTCTGTATATTCTGCAACATTTTCAGGCTTGATTGCTTTCTCTGTCTTCTCACCCGACACTGTGAATAGTTTTGGACTTACACTAAAAAATATTTCTTCTGGAATCTCTTTTATCCATTGTTTAAATGGTTCTCTCAATGTTTGTGTACCATTTGTTTCAAATGTCATAGACTTAGGCAAATTATTTTTCTTTTTGAGTGCTTTGTATATTCCCATACTAGCCAATTGTCCAGTTGCCATTAAAGGCTCGCCGCCAGTAAAACATAGATGTTGATACTGTTTTGATCCAGGATGTAAAAACAATCCTTCTGGATTGGAGTCAGTTTTTAAAGCATCTACTATTTTGTCTGCTAACACAGAAGGAGTTTCATGTCCCATTAATCCTTTAAACTTCTTTGCCCATGTGTAACTAGAATCACAACCTTTATCCCATACAGGCAAGTCTTCAACACGTTTTACAGTTGATACATCAAAGTTTTCAAAGGGCAGTTCATATGTGCTAGGATCCGTTGGATCTTTTTGTCCAAATCCATTACACTGCAAATTACAAAGAAAAAATCTTATCCATGCTGTTGGAACGCCTGTATATTCTCCTTCACCCTGTATACTGTGAAATATTTCTGAATAATAATATTTTTTTTCTTCAACTTGCATTTTACTTAACAAAGGCAATATAAACCAACAAACAAATAATTAAAAGTTTGCCATAGTCTAAATCATATGCTGTGCCTTCGCCAAAGTATTTTTCAAACTTTTTTCTCATTTTAACCATGTCCTTTCATACTCAAACAAATATCATAAAACTCTTTTTTTAATGGCGCATGAGTATCAAATGCTCCTAGCATAATTGCTGTGGTCATATCTGACTGATGTTCTTTAACACCTCTGTGTGTCATGCAATGATGTTCTGCTTTCACAAGTACAGCAATGTTTTCAGTCTTTGCATATTTTTTCAATGCGTCAGCAATCTGTGTTGTCATCTCTTCTTGTATCTGAGGACGTTCAGCAATATGATGCACTATTCTATTGAATTTAGATAATCCAATTACTTCTCCATTAGGAACAATGCCTACCCAACATTTACCAACAATGTTCTGAAAATGATGAGCACAAGTTGATCTAATTGATATTGGACCACTTGTATATAAACTCTTATAACCCATGTTCGGGAAAGCAGTAACTTTAGGTGGTTGAACAAACCTTCCACCAAATACTTCTTTCACATACATTTTAGCGACACGTCTTGCTGTGTCCTGTGTGTTGTGATCGTTCTCAGTGTCAATAACTAGACTGTCTAACACACCTGCAAAAGAATCTGCCACTTCATTTTGTAGTTCTTGTAACTCGCCTTCATTAATGTAATCAGCAATATTGTCATTACTGTGATATCTAGTACCAGCCTCTTTCAGCCTTTGCTTTATCTTATCAGATACTTTCATTAATCCGCCTTACTAATATATTTTTCTAGAACTTCTAGTTGGTCATGATATTGTGCAATAACTGTTAATTCTTTTTCTATTGCTTCTAGTATATCTGGATGTTCTCCTACACCCACTGCCTTTTCCATGTAGATTTCTACATTTGCGGCGTGTTTTTTGATATGCCCTTTTGCGTGTTCCACAAGAGCGTCATATATCATTTTTCTACTGCTCATAATTTTTCTCCTTATTGTGTATATTAACAAATTTGTTGTACTTTGTCAATAACTGCTTTGGCAACAATCTGATTTCCTTCAACTGTATAATGGTTTACATTACCGCGATTTAATAACCAAAAATCGCTGAAATCAAGTTTGTTGGTTTCGGTTGCTATATTGGCACTCAAACCAAAATGATCTATTGCTAGATATGGTACGTCACCAATAATTCTTTTTATTTCTTCTCTTACCAATTTGTATGTGCCTATTTGATAGTCGTCGTCGAAGTGATGCACAAACCAATTTTTGGCAGTGGATAAACTTTCATTAAACCAATCAAATCTATTCTTTATATCACTGTAAATTAAATCACAGTTTTTGTGCAATCCTTTTTTGTGCAAAGGATGTTTTGGTGTATGCACTCTGAATGGGCTGGTGTGTGCAACAATCACGCATTCATATAAACTTTTCCAATTAGGATTGGTGTTTTGTAAATCACGCAGTTGCCTCAAAATTTTATATTCTCCTACACCTGCTTCTGCCACATTGTTTACTGAATGCTGTTCAGCCAATATGTCCACCCAGCCAGGAGTGCCGGCATTGTATTCAGCCGCAAAACTGTCACCCAACAATGCTATGAATTTTTTAGCCATGGTATGTACTTCTCCGCAACCGCTGTGTGATAATCAAAATTAAAATGTTCATTGTCTTCTAAAAAATAATCTTTTGCTTGTATATTTAGGCTTTGTAGATAGTCTTCTACACTTTTTTCTGCCCTTTTTGTTACTTTCATTTTACCAAAATAATCTGTCTTACTAGGCCATATACCTCTACTTCTAAAATTAAAAATAAACAGTTTTGCATTGTTGTCTGCACAAATATTGTCCCAAGCATACAAGTTAAGTAAAAATTCCTTTTTCTCTATCATAGTGTTACACTCATTATACAGTTTAATGTTCATCCAAGGGTCTTTTCTAAGATCAGGTTTAATCAAACCTTTATCAGGATTAAATTCCAAACCTAAACTGTTTTGATAATCATTGCCTGTTGGCTTTGTTAATATTTGAACAGTTTCTCCTGCAATCGCCTGGTCACTGAATTTCCTAACTTTTTCTGTGCTTTCTTGATGTTCTATAGTAAAATGATTTACAGGTACTGATTCATTTTCTAATTTAGGATCAAAACTTATAACCATTCTATTCAATGGAGCCAAACAAATATAAACTTCTGTAATATCATCAAACTTTTCAAACATATTTTTTAACCAAGTGGTATACAAAGTATTTGTTGAACCTGGTTGTGCGTATATCACAACTGGTTTGTTTGCAAGTGTTTGATATATTTCACAGTAGTTGTTTGAATTCCAAAATGAATAACTGCCAGGGCCGACTTTACCGGCTACTGTTTGATAGCCAACTGTATGACTATCTCCTATAAACAAAGTCCTACTCATTTTTTAATTTTTCTAATCACCCAGGCAACAAATGCCATTATTGCAGTTATTAAAGCACCAATTCCTATTTTCATTTTACAACCTTCACGTCATAGTTCACAATGCATCTTGGTCCTTTTTTAGGAATACCTCCGCCATGTAAAATACTTCCATCGAACACCAACACTCTGCCTTTCTTAGGAGTAACACTCTTCATTATGTCACCTTGATCATTAAACAAAATAGTGTCTCCATCTGCATCATTCACGTAGTATATCATTACTGTATGTTCAATATTTAGATCCGTGTGCGGTGCATAGTGTTCCAACTTGGTCTCGTGTGGTACAGATACAAAACATCTGGCAAGTAAAATATTATCTAATGACCAATTATTGTGTTTGCACACTGCCACAGGAATCATTCCAAAGTTTTCTAAATGCGGACTTGTTGTTGTGTGCGATTTCAATAAATGCACAAAACTTAAAGGTGTTTGATTGTCTTCTTCTGCTGTTATTTCATACTTTGCTTTGAAATCTAGTGCAGGATTAATCACATCTTCTGTTTTACCTTTCTTACCTAATGCAATCAATTCAATATAGTCTTGAAGATATTTAGGCACAACATCATCATATACTTTGTAGAATTTTCCTGTATTAATTGTTGTGATTGGTCCGTTATCCATTTTTCTTGTAATTGCCTTTTCCAGGGATTACGTTTCTTACACCGCCTACTGGATCTTCACAGTCTCCATCTTTTCTTGGAATCAAATGCACGTGTGGGTACATACAAGTTTGCCCTGCTGATTCTCCCATGTTTATTCCAATATTATAACCTGTGATAATGCCTCTTTGCACATTATCATTTGCAATCTTCAATGCTAAATCAAAACATCTCAACAAGTTTTGTTGGGAAGCCTCTCTTGGTACAATTAGACTATGTCCTTCTGTTACAGGATATCCGTCATTGTACCATACGCAATCTTTAAATTCATGCACAACATCAGTCCAAGGCGCTCTGCCTTCTTCTTTTGCCAATGCAAGTGTATCTGGTTTAAGTTCTACTGCCATTCTTCCCACGGAAACACCACCCAAGTTGGGTGTAAGTTTTTATCTATAGTGTAACACCAATAATCAAGTTTGTCAAACTTGCTTGGTGCATTATGAATTAGACAGGCAGTTTTGACTCTGTCTTCTCCACCAAAATTATTTTTGATAAAAAGAAAAGTTTCGCCTGTATCGTTTATATCATCTATTATCAATATTTTTTTCTGAAACGCATATGCTTTTTCTAAATTACGTAAATCAGGTTTTGCTTTATGATCTCTTAGTCTGACATCCAATGCTTCATGCGGTATTCCTAATTTATGACTAAGATATACTCCAGGAATACACCCACCACGATTTATTCCCATTATTACATCTGGTTTCCACTTGTCTTCTGACATACGTTCAGCGATTTGATTAAGTGCATTACGCACTTGGATCATAGTAAAATATTGTTTATCTGACATTACACCTCTTTTTTACTTTCTTTTTCAGCCCATTTTTCGAACTCTTCAACTTCTTGCTGTTTATAAGCAATAACAACATCGCATTCTTTTACAGCGTCTTTCACTTTACCGCCTAACAAGAGTTGGCGAATTTTCTTCACATCATCAATATGGTTCAATACTTCAATCATTTGCTTCTTCCTCTTTGCTTTCTTTAACGAATATGCCATCTACCATTTTTCCTCTTCTGTCTTTAATATCATCGTATGCAATTTGCAAACATTCTTCTATTGTGTAGTTGTTACGTTTCATAATATTCAACATTACAACCAACATATCCCCTAGATCATCTCGGATGTCTTCTCCTTTACAAGCATGGTCACTCAATTCACCTAATTCTTGCAATAACTTTAATATTTGATCTTTGTCAGTACTGCCTTGTATTAAATTACGGTCTTCAAACCATTTGTTCACTTTTCCAATTAGTTCTTGCATTACCAAGTTCCTTCATCCTTGTTGTTACTACGATAGTCTTCATAGCATATTCTCCAAACATTTTTAAATTTTTCGTATGCTATTCTTAATGCTGGGTATTCCTCACATACTTTGTTAATCTTATCTAAACTTGGAACACTGTTTTCAAATGGAACAGTTTCATTCCAATCCTCAAACTTCATGTTTTCCAAACCTTTACCTGCATCTGCTCTTAACATATCATTAAAATCTAACTGATCACCTTCAGAAAAACTTACTGAAAAATTTTCGGGTGCTGGTGCCCATCCGCCTGTTAATGAATCACTGTCAACACTGTAAGTGATGTTAACTGTATCATCTTTTTTAGTCATGTATTCAACTCCTCTTTAATATATCTTTGTAGTTCGTGATCGCCAACATTTGTTGGTATCTCGTTTTTATAAAACAATCTGTAACTGTCTGAACCATACTTGCCAATGCCATATAGTTCAGTGGCATCATTGCCGTCCCAATTATCAAATTGCTCACTCATTCTGTATATTCTTTCTGCTTTCTTTTTTTGCATTCCTAAAGGTTGAAGCATTTGTTCTAACTTAGAAATTGTTGCAGAACTGAGAAGTTCAGTGTGCGTTGCCCATTTTTTAAACAGTTTAGGCAGAACTGCTTTGACTTGTTTACGGTTAGTTTGATTCAGACAGATAACACCTACCATGTGTTGCCAAGCATTTGCAACCTGTTGCTGAACCATCAAGTCCTCCCGCATTAGTACAACTCTTCGATTTTATCACAAATTTTAAGTTTTCTGGCTTCTTTTGCAGATAACCAAACATCTTGTGGCGGCAACAAAATTTCTCTAATTTGTTTCTCGCTCATTCCAATGCACTTTTTATAGTGTTCAATCATTCGTTGTGTACTCAATTCAAACTCTTTTACTCTTGCATATAACTCATGTTCTTTACCTGCACTGCCCCAACTGTATTGATGCGACAGTATTGATGTGTTTGGAGTAAGTATTCTTGAACCTTTTTTCCCTGCAATAAAAATTAAAAATCCACAAGAAGCAATAAGTCCTAATCCAACAGTCTTGATTGGAATAGTACTTGCTTTCATTGTATCAATCAGAGCAAACGCGGCATGAACATCACCGCCTGGTGAATTAATTATAATTGTTAATTGTGGTAATCTTGTTTCTGCTAGATTCTGATTCATTATCCATTTCAGACAGTCTGCACAAGATTGCATTGTTATTTCGTCCATTAATACATATACACCATTGTTTGCTAGATTGTTTACTGGTGCATTAGGTCCTCCACCTTTTTTAGCCATTTATATCTCCATAAAGTTGTTTACCGGAAAAAAACTTTTCCTGTAGGCGTTGTTTTTGTTTCCAAATATGCGGAATAATTTTTTTATAATTTGTCATCATAAAATCTATTTTTTCTATTAATTGTTTTTTATTTTTTTGATAAGACTTGAAATCTTGTGTCCATTCACTAGGATATTTGAATTCGTCAATAGCCATCTCTTGATAACTTAATCTATCAGGAACCAAAGGCATTGTATCAACTAAACAACCTTCATACCAACTGATACCTAATGTTTCCTGTAAATTTGCACTGAATACCATTTTTGCTTCACCTAATAAATTATGATATTCATTTTTGCTTAATTCTTTTTCCTGACACACAATAAATTCATATTGTGGCAGTGCATCTTTTAAATCATAAAAAACATCTGGTTGCTTTTCAGGAGCAATTCTGTGGGGAAATAAAATAATATCTTTTTTATCCATGCCTTTGTATGCTGACATAGAGCCTTCAAGATATTCCATAGGCCACCCTACACGTCTTACTTTTGATTTGTCAGTAGTAAGACCTACATAGTTACCAAACTCTTTAAAAGTGTCTACGAACATATTGATATGGAAGTCAGAAGCAAAAAAATTGTTGTCATATGTTTCAAACATAGATCTTTCTGTATTTCTAACCCAAGGTTTATCTCCAATCAATCTACCTAAGAAATCCTGAGGATCATAACTGCCGGCGTGCCAAAGACCACCAATCTTAATTTTTATGCCCAGTAACTCTGCCATGTAACGTAATTGTAATACAGTTGGATTCCAAGCATCAGTGTATAAAAAATAATCACCATCTTTAACCTTGCCATTACAAAACATCTCTCCTATCTGTTGCATCTGTTTTGCTTTGTAAACATTAGTGCCACCAAAGTTTAAAAATGCTCCTGGAGTGGTTGCTTGTGGAGTATTTCCTCCACTAATAACTTCAATTTTTGAATTAGTGTGTCTTTTAAGTTGTAAAGGCAGATACTTCTTCCATTCTTTTGTGTACCTTGTATCTACTGCTTCAAGATCAACTATGTATATTGTCATTTAATTGTCCTCAAAATGTCCTATTACTGCTAACCCACCAAAGAGTCCAGCCGCCATCAGTGCCATATCACTTATAAATTCATCACCGCCATACAAACCTGGCATAGGCATGAACCAAGCAAATATAACCACAAATATAAATGCTATTGTTCCTAAGAACAACGATATCATTTGTTACTCCTTGTAATATACTGCATGACTTCCATTTTCTCCATCTTCACTCACATCTACTTCAACATCTCTATTAGGATATTTCTTAGATATTTCAGCATATAAATCATCGCTGATCATCTCACAAGATTTATAGTCTAATTGTAAAGTCTTTTCAGAGTACAATTTTTCTAACCATCTTTTAAATTGGATAAACTCTATTTCTCTATCATCATGAAATACTTCTATACCAACTTTGAAATGAAAAATATGTCTGTGAGGATAGCCTAAAAACGAAACATCATACTCATCACCAGTCGCTAGTTTTGGATCATCTAACGCCGCAGGATATTTGTGGATGCCTTCTTTTCTAAATGTTACCCAAATGTTTTTTTTACTTTTCATATCTTATTATAACAATTTTATTCATTATTGTCAACGTCAATCACAGTATCACCAACATATTCTTCCCAGTCTGTGTAGTGCATATCGTTTGTGATCTCTTTTAAATTTTTACTCCATACTCCAGAATTGGTTAATCCCCAAGTAATGTCATCAATTTTTAAAGTTGTATTTTTATTCAGTTTATAGATGTTTGGTATTTTGGCACTGATCATTGGCACAAATTTTTCATACTTCATTAAACCAGTGGCTGTAACTTTTTCAATATATTCTATACCAAAGTCTAAAGTAACATAAAAGTCTCTATCTAATAAGTCTCTCATCATAACAGTCCATTGATGCATTTCATCATCAGTCTCTGGATTGAAACTTTGGCTAGTACCAAAGTATATGTGATTGGCATTGTTATTTTTTGCTAACATTTCTATTTCTTCAACAGGTCTCACGCCAACAACAAATAAAGTTTGTGAGCCTTTCATACAAGTATTTTCTATTTCTGTTCCTGTAAAATAAGTAACTTGTTTTCTTTTTTGCGTGTCTAACACCATTCTATATAACCTCTACTGTATCCTGGCATTCTTTTATTGCCTTCTGCAAATGCAGTTTGCCATTCTTTATTTCTATTGTAACCTTTAGTCCAAAAATTGTCAACATTTAATTGTCCTGATTCAATCATTTTCACTGCTGTTTGCATACAACGTTTGAAATCTTTTTGTCTTGGACTTGGAAACACAACTGTCACTGCATTCCAAAGTAATTTGTCAAAGTTAGTTGTTATGCTGTTTGTTTTTTCAGCACCTAATATAATAAGACCTTGTGGCTTTAACAAATCCATTTTAAATACTTCATCACGTGTGTTTAAATCAATTACAATATCATAATCATTATCAAAATTATCTGTGAGTTTGTCTCCCCAAAGTTCTTTATTGCTCTTACCAATTACATCTATTTTAAAAAAATAGTTTGCATTAAGATATTGATATACTACCCATGCTAAAAATCCACTTCCAATTATACACAACTTGGCATCTTTATTGCTTCTGGCTTCAAATTGTGCTTCTTCTTGCATAACAACATTCAAACCACAAGCAACAGGTTCTACAATATATTTAGGATCTAAACTTGGAACTTTCACATAAGTTCCATCTTCTGCATTGTAAAAATCAGCATATGCTGGTTCGCCTCTTGTGGCTACATAGTCACCAACTTTAACATCTGTAATCTGTGCACCAACTTCTACTACTTCCCCTAATCCTTCATGACCTTGCATATTCAAAGGCAAAGGTCCAAAGTTACCATTCATCATATCTATATCACTTCTACACACGCCAGTCTTTTTACTTGCAACTCTTATTTGATTAGGAGCCACATCGCTGATATCTATTGTGCCTTCTGCGAAATGTCCTTTGCCTTCTGTGTATAGTATTCTAGATTGCATTTTCTAATATTGAATGAATAAACAAATCTTGTTTGTTTTGCTCTTTCCAAAACTCCTCATTATTTAGGTTTTTCATATGGTTATCAATCATTTTTTTGTAAGCATCTTCAGGACACAATCCTAATTCAAATGATCTAAATTTAATATCTCCTTTGTACATATGGACTGCAATATCATCTTCTTCATCTGTACGCCAAGCAGTATTAACTTTAATAATATTATTAGGGCCAACTAATTTAAGATATACATTGTCATCAACATCATATACACCATCTTCTTTTACTTTGCCATAATCAGTATCAGTACAATCTTCTAATCTATATCTTTGTTCAATTTTTTTATCTATTATGTTGTATGCTTCATAATCATTAGGAGCCAACACAAATAGTAAAGATAACATATGTGGCAATAGGTCTCTAGATACTCCTCCAAATGCTAAATCCTTATTTGTAAACCAAGTGCCTGGACTTGGAATCCTGTTTGTATTTTTCCAATTTAACTCTACACTGGACATCTTTTGTCCTAAATTAGCCATTTCACCTATGTTATCTCTGTATTGATTATTTTTAGTCATAACATACTTTGTTTTCTTGTCATGTGTTAATGCTGTCCATTGAGCAACATTCTTAACACCAGGCTTTTCAACAAAAACAATTTTTGCATGACCCGATAATGCTTTTGCTAATGCAAAGTGTGTTTTGTTGGGAGTACAAATATGTGCTGTATCAAACTGAGGATGGGCATCTATTGCCGTAGTCAATTCTACAAAATCAGGTTGTCGAGATTGATCTGCATCAACTGTGATTATCTCTGCTCCCATTGATTCATAGATCCTTTTGTATAATTGTCCAAAGCCTAATCCAACAATTAAAGTCTTCATTAACCTAGTATACTCCTTTTCATTGATTCAAGTTGCGTCTTCAAAGCCAATTTTATTTTTTTAAATTTAACGAGAATATGTTTTGAATCCCAACTTCTATCGAAAGTTCTTTCTTCTTCCATTTGATCTACTTTCTTTTTGTACCAGTCGTATTCCTTTTGCACTGCCTTTATCTTTTTGCTTTTTATTTTTGCCATTTTATACCTCCTCGAATAAGTTTCCAAATTGTGTAGATGCATTTACAGTCTTCTTACCTGTTGCACCTCTTGTACCAATTATAGACATCCAAAATCTTGAATACTCTTCTATAACTGCGTTTGCTTCATCTCTACTGCTTGTTGCAAACACGGCATTTACAACATCCTTAAACGCAACTCTGTCAAAGTTTTCTTGTACAAGCATCTTAGGATTAATTTTTGTGTCGTACATTCTATTTGCTTCTTGTACTGCTGTAATGTGCATCCATACATTGTGTGCCATTTGCAGTGTGTAACTAAAACTATCCCACGAAGTTTTTCCTTCGTTACCCATTTTGTTTAAGTCACCTGGTTTGTAACAAGTGATATCTTTCATTTGCCACCTAGCACTTACAGGACTATCTTTGAACGTGTCAAATATTTTATAATCAAGCACTGCGTCTCTAAAAGGTCTAGTATCAGTTGCATATGCTTTATTGTCTGCACTAGGTTGCATTCTATAAGTCCATTTCTTTTTGTCTTCAATTTCAATGTCTGTATAAATTTGACCATTAGCACTTGCTAGGAAAGGACTTGCACAATCAAAAGTAATCATAAAGTTTTCATTGTGATACTTTCTAACTGCTCTTTGAATATCTGTTAATAACACTGCCCATTCTAATTTACTTGTACCTAAGAAATGCATCACATCATGTACACCTTTTTCAAGTAGACCATCAAACCTTAAAGCAACCAAACGTTTCAATGCCAAGTGTACATCACACATATTTTGTCCACCCATTGCCCAACCATTAAAGTGTGTGCTAGGATATTTTTTTGGATCACAGTAATCTTTCATTTGTGCATACCAATCATCTGCCTGTTGGAAGTTTTCACCTTGAAGTACATTTAAGAATTTACAATTTCCATTTCTGTTTTTCATAAAATAGTCATTGTTAATTTTTGTGCCATTCACTGCTTCTTGATATGAATTAATCTTACTTGCCGCGGCTCCTTGAGGAGAACGTGATACCCAAGCAGGAATATCTAGTATCATGCCATAGTCCATGTTGCCATCCATAAATGCCAACACTTGTTCACGTTTCTTTTTAGCCTTAGGACAATTAGGATCTTTCCAATCTCCTTCCCAAACACCTTTACCTATTTGGAATCCACCAGAGTCACCTAATACCCAATTATCATTTCTATCTCTATTCCTAATGATATCATCACGCACACTAAATTTATTCATGTTTAAATCTGCGTGACCCGCCGAATACAAATGCCATTTGTAGTAAAAATATGAATCTTTGGAACTCATGTAATTAAGTCCTTGAACACCATGTTCAAATCCTGGTGGCACTCTTGAAGAAAGAATGTAATCTTTCTCGTGCTTTTCTTTACCTAAATCTCTAGCAAAGAAACTACTCATAGCAGGAAGAAATGTTGCGTAATCTTTCTGCTTATTAGTAAGGTTATCTGTTGGTATACCGTTATCCATATTTTTGCCTACTCAATGACTTATTTTGTTTGTGCAGGTAAAATGTAATTGTATTGTGCGATACCACTATCTACTGTGATTTGCATTGCTCCTGCATCAGAGATAGCCATTGTTATTTTGCCATCTAAATTCAAAATACTCATCACTTGTTGAATCGGCCAACTCCAAGCATTTTGTAAATCTTTACTAACACTACCTTGAAATATAAATGATCCTGCGTGTGAATTTGCATCACCATAATAAAACACAAGGTTGCCATTTTCTGTTTTCACTGTAAACACAGTTTCTTCTGTGTGTGCCGCCGCCTGCAATTTAAATCTTTGTATACTTGCAACTGATGGTTCGAATTCAACTTCCCATGCAGTTCCTTTAAATTTAACAGATTTTAATTTCTCATTAATGATCTCAGTACTCATAAATCTGTAATCATTTTTAAAATCACCACCTGCATTTTCAAAGTGAATGTGTGTTGGCACAGTTTTGCCATTTCTTTCTGCTGTCACTACATTGAGTTTTGCATCTTTTTGATATTCTGGACATTTTAAATGCAAAGCAAGTTTGTCCAAGTTAGGCATTCCAAACACACCATCAAATTCATTTACTTTAGAATTTGTATTTGCATTTAAGATAACACTTCTATCTTCTGCCATACTTTCTATTTTTGTTTGCTCTTCATTAGAAATTTTTACTAGACTTAAAAATCCCAACGAATGTGTATGAGCAACTATATCTTGTAACACGTCTTTCATATTTTTCTCCTCTTAGGTTTATTATATTTAGGTTTTTGGTAAATGTCAAGCATCATTTCTGTTTGACTCCAAAATTTTTATACACTTTTTGTAAACATTTGGCTTGATAATAACAATCAGCCAAAGCATTGTGTAAATCGGTTTGCATACCTTTTCTTGGATCTTGTGGCATCATATTGAATACTGTTCTCGAATCTCTAATTTGCCAGTAGTTCCAAGGCACAGGTGTTTCCATCTGCTTATACAAGTGTTGCAGTATTGCGTAATCAAACAAAGGACCTTGACACCAAAACTCATCAACACCTACACTGAATTTGTTTAATTGTTTTATTGCGTCCATTACACTTGTTCTTTCATGATCACCAAATGCTTCGTCTTGTATTTCTTTCTTTTGTCTGCCCCACCATTCCATTGTACCATCGTCGACGTGTCTACCTAATTCACTTTGTTCGTCAACGTTCAATCTAAGATACAAGCCACTATGTGGTTCACTATCATTATATGGATCAAATTTTATAGCACCAATAGTAATCACAGTAGCATCAGGTCTGGTGCTTAATGTTTCTAAGTCTATCATTGCGTGTGTGCTCATCTAGTCTCCAAAGTCAAATAATGTATTAAATGTGTTTTTTGTTTCTGTGCTGGAAATATCCCATTTCAAAACACCAAGCAAATTTCCTAATTTGCTATCAATCAATGTTTTTTCCATACTGTCATCATCAAAAGGCAACTCTTTAAACCACATCGGAATACGCAGTTGATCAACAGGATATGCAACAGATGTGTAATCCAACGGATTTTTTCTCAGTTTGCAAACCATTACTTTCATGCCATCTACAATTTCTATAGAATGTTTGTCTGAATTCATTTTCTTTAGATTGTTCCAATTTAAACTTGCTCTTACGTGACCTGGCATATTTGCTTTACCTAGTCTTGCTTCTTTTTTAGCATACTCACCGATATTGTTTGCACGTTTAGGAGATGCTTTCTGCCATCCAGGAAGTTTTTTAAAATCTTGTCTAAACACTGCAATACGTTCTAAAACTTCTTTTTCAGTTTTACCTGTTAAGACCATAAGCAATAGTTCACTTAAAAAGTTTTGCACAAATAAAGGAGTATCTGATCTTTTCAAATCAAGACCCATTGCTTTTACTTTGCCTGGCGATTCACCTTCATCTGTTCTATGTCCTTCTAAATCATATATTAGTACTGCATATCTTTTCTTTGTTATAAACAGTCCTGACTCTGCAACAGATTCTCTACCTGCTTGTATAACTTCTGCTCTTGATTTAGGACAATGGAATGCATCACTCATAAATTTTTTAAATGTGCCATTTACTTCTTCACACACTTGATCATATAATTTTACAACACTTTCTTTAGTCCAAGGAATTTTGCCATCTTCTATTTCTTTTTTCAAAACTTCGTATGCTGAAAAGTATGCAGAATCTGTATCACCATATATTATTGCTTGTCCTACATGGTCATATGTTCCTGTGATCACTTCATTTACTTTACTAGCCATATGTTTTGCAATCTGTCTTCCTGTAAGTGTTGTAGACTGACCTATACGTTTATCAAAGAATCTACAACCTGGATTAAGTATAGCACCATACAAACTATTCAAATTAATTTTTTTAACAAGTTGCCTTTTGTCCCAAAACTCTTCTTCTGCTTTATTGCCGGCATTGACGGCTTTTTTCTTCATGCCTTGCATATCTTGACGTTCAGTATACCAACGTTTTAATAATCCAGGAATAACTCCTTCAAACTCACTTGTAAAAATTGTACCGTTAGCACTCAAGATAAGCGGATTGTTACTGTCAAATATAATTTTGTAAATCTCTGCTCCGCTTTTTGTTTCAGATGTGCCATCTTCCCAGTCAATTGTTACAACCGCGTCACGTCTTTGTTGCATTACATAATCATATTCTAATGATCCGAAACGGTTTTCCCAGGCGCCTGCAAATGACTTTTTCTGTAATGTCATTTGTTCATCGATAAATGCATCAGTATCTAAAGGACGCAGTTGACCAACCACACACTCTGGAGCCATATTCAATGCTCTAATCACAGAAGGATACAGTGAATTCAAATCCATAGAACCAATCCAATTATGGAATCCTTTTTTAGGAAATGCCACATATGCACCTGCGGCTGTTGTACTGCCTAGCATATCCCTTTTAGGTCTATTAGGAACTTGCAGTCCTCTTCTATGTGCTTCATTAATAATTGCTTGTTCAGTAACTGCAACTGCTCCTAGTGTTGTTTGTAACAACACAGTATTTGCGTGTGCTAATTCATTTGTTAAGTCTATAAATTTTAATTTTTTATCAAGTTTATCTAAAAGTGCAACGTCCTGTCTATTGTATTCAATAAACTTTCTAAAATCTTGATTGTAAAGTTGATCTAAAGATCCTTCATACACTGTTTTAGTTTCACCTAATTCATGTTCACCTATAGCATCTAATCTGTAACTGTGTCTTTCTTCATATGTGTACTTCCTATAAAGTTCTAATGAATCTAAATGTACACGTCCTACTAGGTCATATGTTTCTTGTTCACGCCCATATCTTTCAAATGTTCTTTTCTTAGGAAGTTGTTTCCATAAACAAAAACGTCTTGTATCATCTTTGCTTAATACTTTGCTTACTCTGTTTATCATGTAAGGCAAGTCATAACCTTCAGAATTCCAACCACTTAACACGTCAACATCTTCTATCAAGTTTAAAAACTGTTTAAGCATATCTGCTTCTGTTTCACATATGAATACATTTTCAAATCCTTCAACAAGCAGTTTTGCCTGTGTCACAGTCATGCCTTTTGGCGGAACTGCAAGTGTAACTAAACTGTTCATCCATTGCAATGATACAGTGATTGCTGTGATTGGCATAAACGGATCACTTGGCAAACTAAATCCTTTTTCTGGATCAAAGTCTGCTTCAATATCAAAAAATGCAATTTTTAAATCTGGAGCGTCTTGATTAATATAATTTGTGCTTAGACACTGATATATTGGATTTATATCAGACTCGAATAAATTTTTGTTTCTATTAATTGCTAATTCTTTATGAAAATCTTTTGTGTTCTTACAAACAATTCTATGAAGTGGTTTGCCTGTTGTACTTTTATATTTTCCTTTTTGGTCTTCATAGAAAAATGTATATCTTACAGGGAACTCTTTGAAAACTCTTTTGCCGTCTTTTCGTTCTACAACTCTAATTGTGTCTGCGTTTCTATCGAAAAAACCATCTATGTAACTCATTTATTCTCCTAATGTCATTTGTGGCTGACAAAATACCAAAAATCATTTGTGGCTGATTAAACCTTACTTTATATAATATAACAGTATACCTCCGAAACCCATTGCTGTCAATACTAAATTTGTAACAATGAGTGCCGGTTCTTTCCAAAGGAAAGAAACAATCAACCAAATTATACCTCCCAATGCCAAAAGCAAAGGGCCTGCTGGATATAATTCAGGAAAGCCTGCGTTTATAAAAGTGCCTATTATTAATACTGCTGTTGCGAGCCATTTTAATTTGTTGCCTGTGTTTACTTTTGTCATATACTATTTAGATTCAAACTTATCGAATACTCTATTAATTACATTATTAACACATACAAAGTGAGCACATTTAGGCATATCTTTAATACGTCTTGCTCCTATGTATGTGCAAGTGCTTCTTACACCGCCTAATATTTGTTCTATGGTGTCTTTAACTGGTCCTTTATCTTCTAATGTGACAGTTTTGCCTTCAACTCCTCGATAGCCATCTTTTCTTTGTCCATGTGTGTTCAATGCTGTCTGAGAAGCCATTCCATAAAAAACTCTTTTACCATCAACTAATTGTAATTCAGATTCATTGTGCCCTGCTAACATTCCACCAAGCATAACAAAGTGAGCGCCGCCACCTAATGCTTTACTTACATCACCAGGCTCTGTGCAACCACCATCAGCAATTATGTGTCCACCAACTCCATTAGCCGCATCTGAACATTCCATAATAGCGGAAAACTGTGGAACTCCTACGCCTGTTTGTGTTCTTGTTGTGCAAACTGATCCAGGACCTATGCCAACTTTTACAATGTCAGCACCTTTTATAATTAATTCTTCAGTCATGTTTGGCGTTACAACATTACCTGCTATGATAACTTTGTCAGGATACTCTGATCTAATTTGTGACACAAAGTCCACAAATGATTCATGGTATGCATTTGCAACATCAATTGTTATACAAGGAATATCAGGAAATGCAGACATCACTTGCTTCAATGTTTGATAATCTTGTGCATCTTTATCCCAAATAGCACCAGTGCCTACACAGGCAGAAACATATTTAAATTTTAATCCTGTGCCTGCGGCTTGTTTCCAATCATCTAAAGTGTAATGCTTTCGTATTATTGTAAGCATTTTAAATTCTTGCAGTACTCTTGCCATTGAAAAAGTACCAACACCGTCCATATTAGATGCGACAATAGGCACATATGATAGTTCTTTTCCGCTGTTTCTAAATTTAAACTGACGTTGTATATCTACATCTCGTCTTGAACTTAATGTTGACCTTTTGGGCTGTAACAACACATCTGAATAATCTAAATGTATGTTATAATCTATTCTCATCTTAAATATTTTCTCTTATACCAACTATAAAATTTTTTATCTTTAAAAAACTTTGCAACATCTGATGCAGGTACTTGATCACTTCTAATACAATCTGCTAAATCCTGGAATTCCTGTAACTGTTTTTCCAAGGCATCTTGTTCACCACTTAATATCTTTATCAATTTCTTTTTAGACAGAGTGGTTGTCATTTGCAGATACATCAATGCCCACCATTGTGTTCATCTCAGCATTTGTAGTTGTGTTCAAATATTTTATCATGTTGTCAGGAGTTGATTCTATGTATGGATCATCATCTGTGCCTTCATTGTTTATGCCAGGCTCTTGCCACCATTTTTCTATTGTGTTGTCGTTAATAACACACATATATCTCCAACTTCTGTTTCCAAATCCTAAATGGTTTTTACCAATCAGCATACCCATAAATCTTGTAAAGTTACCAGATCCATCTGGAATCATTTTTACTTTTTCAATGTTCATATGATTTGCCCATGCGTTCATCACAAATGAATCATTTACTGATACGCAATATATTTCATCTACTCCCATGTTTTTAATATTTTCATATTCTTTTTCAAAACCTGGTAGTTGTTGTGATGAGCAAGTTGGAGTAAATGCTCCTGGTAAACTAAACAATACAACTCTCTTACCTTTGAAAAAGTCGTCAGTAGT